GACGACTTCAACCGCAAGCAGTTCGTGCCGCAGATCGAGGGCTCCAAGACCGGGCTGGAACTGCCGGGCATCGTCGACGAGGTGCTGACGCTGACCTTGCTTCCCGACGATCAGGGTGTGCCGCGGCGCGTCTTCGTCTGCCAGACGCAGAACCCCTGGGGCTATCCGGCCAAGGACCGCTCCGGTCGGCTGGAAATGCTCGAGCCTCCCGATCTGGGCCGCCTGATCGACAAGATCCACCAGCCGCTGCCGCTCGATGCCCGCCCGCTGGTGATCGATCCGCCGGCGATCCCGGCGCCCGCTACCACCCCTCAAACCGATCCCTCAAACTGAAAGGACCAATGCCATGTCTGGCCTGTGGAACGATTTCAACGACGCGCAATCCAATGCCAACCTCATCCCCAAGGGCACCCTCGCCAAGGTGCGGCTCACCATCCGCCCCGGCGGCTTCGACGACCCCGCGCAGGGCTGGACCGGGGGCTATGCCACCCGTGGCTCGACCGGCGCGGTTTATCTCAACGGCGAGTTCACCGTGCTTGAGGGGCCCTATGCCCGGCGCAAGATCTTCACGCTGATCGGGCTTTACAGCCCGAAGGGGCCGGACTGGGCCAACATGGGCCGCAGCCTGATCCGGGGCATGCTGAACTCCGCACGGGGGATTTCCGACAAGGACCAGTCCCCCCAGGCGCAGGCCGCGCGGCGGATCGGCGGCTTTGCCGATCTCGACGGGCTCGAGTTCGTGGCCCGGATCGATATCGGCACCGACGCCATGGGCGAGGAAAAGAACGAGATCCGCGCGGCGGTGACGCCCGATCATCGCGATTACGCCCGGATCATGGGGGCGGCTCCGATGCCGCCTGCGGGACCCGCACCTCAATCTGGTCACGCGCCACACGCCCCGCAAGCCCCCACCGCCCCGGCAACCCCGGGCCGCCCGTCCTGGGCCGAGTGAGGGCACGCCCATGCGCCTTCGTCCCCGCCAGAAACTCTTCGTGGAGCGCAGCCTCGCTGCGCTCTCGACCCACGGCAATACGCTGGGCATCGCCCCGACCGGATCAGGCAAGACGATCTTGTTGTCCGCGGTTGCGGGCGAGATGGTCGAGCGCGGCGCCAGGGCCTGCGTGCTTGCCCATCGCGACGAGCTGACGTCTCAGAACCGGGCGAAGTTCGGCCGGGTCAATCCCGATATCTCCACCTCGGTGGTCGATGCCACCACCAAGTCCTGGGCTGGCCAGGTTACCTTCGCCATGGCACCGACGCTCACGCGCGTCGCCAATCTCGCGGCCATGCCCAAGCTCGATCTGCTGGTGATCGACGAGGCGCACCATGCGGTGGCCGACAGCTACCGCCGCATCGTCGACCGGGTGCGCGACGCCAACCCGGAGGCCCGCATCTTCGGCGTCACCGCCACGCCGAACCGGGGCGACCGCAAGGGGCTGCGCCAGGTCTTCGACAACGTGGCCGACCAGGTGCGGCTGGGGGAACTGATCGCCTCGGGCCATCTGGTGCCGCCGCGCACCTTCGTGATCGACGTGGGCGTGCGCGCGCAGCTGCAGAAGGTCCGGAAGACGGCCCTGGATTTCGACATGACCGAGGTCGCGGACATCATGGACCGCGCGCCGGTCACCGACGAGGTGATCCGCCACTGGAAGGAAAAAGCAGGCGATCGGCCCACCATCGTCTTCTGTTCCACCGTCGCCCATGCCGCACATGTGGCCGAGGCGTTCAACGCGGCCGGCATCCCGGCGGGGCTGATCCACGGCGAACTGTCGGCCGACGAGCGCCGCAACATCCTCGCGGCCTTTAGCTCGGGCGAGATCGCCGTGCTGGTCAACGTCTCCGTGCTCACGGAGGGCTTCGACCATCCGCCCACGGCTTGCGTGATCCTGTTGCGGCCCAGCTCCTGCAAGTCCACCATGATCCAGATGGTCGGGCGCGGCCTGCGCACTGTCGACCCCGCGGAACACCCGGGTGTCGTCAAGACCGATTGCGTGGTGCTGGATTTCGGGACATCGAGCCTGATGCACGGCACGCTGGAACAGGACGTCGATCTCGATGGCCGCGAACCGGACGGCACCGCTCCCACCAGGACCTGCCCCGAATGCGAGGCCGAGATCCCGCTCGCCGCGTGGGAATGTCCGCTGTGTGGCGCGTTGCTGGTCGAGCCCAAGGACGAGGCCGGTGCCGAGGCGCTCGAGGGCTTCGTGATGACCGAAATCGACCTGCTGAAGCGGTCGAGCTTCCAGTGGGTCGATCTCTTCGGCGACGAGGCGGCGCTGATGGCTACGGGCTTCACCGCCTGGGCCGGCATCTTTTGGCTTGGGGGGCTCTGGCACGCGGTCGGCGGCCGGCGCGGCATTCGGCCGAGGCTCCTCGGCATCGGTGAGCGCGCCGTATGCCTCGCGCAGGCCGACGACTGGCTGAACGCGCACGAGACCGACGAGAGCGCCTTCAAGACCCGCAGCTGGCTGCGCCAGACGCCGACGGAGAAACAGCTGCAATACCTGCCCGCAAGCGCGCGGCAGGATTACGGGCTCACCCGCTACCACGCCTCGGCGCTGATCTCCTTCCAGTTCAACAGGCGCGCGATCCGGCAGCTTGTCCGCTCCGCCGCCATGCCGGAACGGAGGGCCGCGTGAGCCATGTCGCGCAAGTCTCACCCCCGCCCGCATCGCCTGCGGATCGACCGGGCTTTGATCGCCTCTGGCATCCGCGTCTCCACCTTTGCGCCGTCTGCCTGCGCCCCGCGCAGGGCTTCGGCTTCTTCGACCCCGACAAACCGTGCCCGCGCAAACACCTCTGGTTCTGCTCGATGTCCTGCCAGCGGTGGTTCGCGGCCCGTCACAGGAAAGGACTGACCATGATCGGAACGACTGATGAAGAGCGTCTCGCCATCGCACTGGTCATGAAGCGGCTGGGCCGCTTCATGGGTGAAATCGGCTGGCAGAAGCGCCTCTGTGACCTCTCCGAAACCGAGGTCACCGCCCTGATCGAGGAGGTGCTGGAGGGCTACGGCGCCGAGATGTCGCGTGTCGCCAAATCGACCGAGGTGCCGTTTTGATGCTGGATTTCAACCATAGACCGGGTATCGCGGAGCGCATCAACACGGCCGTGGATGCCGCCCTCGAGGCGGAGCGCGCAGCAACCCCGCCGCGCGATTATCTCGGCGCCTCCCGGCTGGGGCAGCCTTGCGAGCGCGCGCTGCAGTTCGAGTTCGCTCACGCACCCAAGGACGAGGGTCAGGAGTTCTCGGGCCGGTCGCTCCGGATCTTCGCCATCGGGCACGCGCTTGAAGACCTCGCCATCAAGTGGCTGCGGGCGGCCGGGCTCGATCTCGCCACCCGGACACGGGACGGTGGCCAGTTCGGCTTTTCGGTCGCCGGCGGGCGCATTCGCGGCCATGTCGACGGGATCGTCGTCGAGGCCCCCGCCGCCATGGGTCTGCGCACACCCGCGCTCTGGGAATGCAAGACGATGAACGCGAAGAACTGGCGCGAGACGGTGGCCAAGGGCGTCACCGTCGCCAAGCCCGTCTATGCCGCCCAGATCGCGCTCTACCAGGCCTACATGGAAGCGAGCGTGCCGGGCCTATCGGCCAATTCGGCGCTCTTCACGGCGATCAACAAGGACACGGCCGAGTTGCACCACGAACTCGTGCCCTTCGACGCCGATCTCGCCCAGCGGATGTCGGATCGCGCGGTGCGCATTCTGCGCGCAACCGTTGCCGGCGATCTGCTTCCCCGCATCGCCACTTCCCGCGACTTCTTCGAGTGCCGCTTCTGCCCGTGGGCTGGACGCTGCTGGAGCCTGCCCGGATGAGCAAGGACACCACCGACCCGCCTGACACACCAGAGGACACAGCCATGACTACCGATCACGATGATCGCCAGACCGAGGCCGACTACCCCGAGGCAAACCTCGTCCATTTCAACCCCTGGCGCGATTTCAACGACGCCGCACCGATGCTCGACCCGTTCGGCGACGAGCCTGACCCCGCGCAGATCGCAAGTTTCATGGAGGTGGTCTTTGGCTACTGCGGCGGGCTGATCCCGGTGCGCAGCTTCATCGACAAGGGCCAGGGGATCGACGGCCGGCCGCACAACATCTGGATCGCGGCCGACGAGACGGCGCCCGGCAAGATGGCGACCTTCGCGAACTGGGCCGCACGGGAAGGAGCGGCGGTCTATGTCATCCCCGGCACGGTCGCGGAAACCGGCCAGGCCAGGGCCGCGGACGTGGCGGAGATGCAGGCCGTCGTCGTCGACATCGACAGCGGCGACATTGCCGCCAAGCGCGCGCACCTCGAGCGCCATCTCGGCCTGCCCACCATGGTGGTGGAAAGCGGCGGCATCACGCCCGAGGGGCAGCGCAAGGCCCATGTCTGGTGGAAGCTCACCGAGCCCGCCGAGGGCGACGACATTGCCCGCCTCTGCCGCCTGCGCGGTGACATCGCCGCCAAGGTCGGGGGCGACATGCATTTCCGCTCGGCGCATCAGCCGATCCGGGTGGCGGGCTCGGTCTATTACAAGAACGGCCTCAAGACGTTGGTCCGCATCGTCGAACTGAACGCAAGCCTCGAGCGCGATCTCGAAGAGTTCGCCGAGGCCGTGGCCGACATGCCGCCCGCGCCGGACGTGAACCTGACGCCGGACTTCGCCACGCCCGACAAGCCTGCCATCGACGACGTGCTGGTCACCCCGGTGCGCGAGGGCGGTACCGACGACTGGTCGCGCTTCGAGGGTGCCTCCGCCGCCATCGGGTATTTCATCCGGCTGGTTCACGAGGGCCGCCTGTCGAAGGACGAAGGCTGGGAGGCCATCTGCGGCTACAACGCCGCCATGCTGCGACCCCAGTGGCCGGTGGAGCGGCTCAAGCGCGAATCCGAACGCCTCTGGGCGCGCCATGTCGAACGCCACGGCCCGCCGCTCGTCCGGCTCGACAGCGCCGCCCCCGTGCCAGAGGACCTGCCTACCTTCACGCTGGGGCAACTGCTCGACGACCAGAGCCCGATGCCGGCCGACCTAATCGGCCCGCGCGTGCTGACGCCGGGCGGCCTCCTGGTGCTGGGCGGCGCGCCCAAGGTGGGCAAGAGCGATCTGCTGATCGCCTGGCTCGTGCACATGGCCGCCGGCGTGCCGTTTCTGGGCTTCACCCCGCCACGGCCCTTGCGGATCTTCTACCTGCAGGCGGAGATCCAGTATCACTACCTGCGTGAGCGGATGCAGCAGATCGGCCTGCCGCCCGAGCTGATCGCCGCCGCGCGCGACAACCTCATCGTCACGCCGAAACTGAAAATGTTGCTCGATGCCGAGGGCAGTGCCCGCGTGGCCGCCGCGATCCGGGCCGCGTTTCAGGACAAGCCCCTCGACATCCTCTGCATCGACCCGATCCGCAACCTCTTCGACGGCGGGCCAGACGGCGGCGGCGAGAATGACAACGCCGCGATGATGTTCTTCCTCAAGGACCGCGTCGAGGTGCTGCGCGACCACGTCAACCCGGATTGCGGCGTGATCCTCGTCCACCACACCAAGAAGCTCTCGAAGCACCAGGTGAAGGAGGACCCGTTCCTGGCTCTTTCCGGTGCCAGCGCGCTGCGCGGGTTCTACACGACGGGATTGATCCTGCACCGGCCGGACGAGGACGCATCGGAACGGAAGCTGGAGATCGAGCTCAGGAACGGCCCCGCGCTGCCGGCGAAGCTCGTCGACAAGGTCAAGGGGGCGTGGGTCGAGATCAACCCGATGAACGAGCGGCTGGTTCGGGCCGAACAGGGGGCGAAGTTCGATGCCGAACGGGACCGCAAGGGTGAGGTCATCGTCGACATTCTCCACCGCGAGGCGCGCTCGGGGCGCATGTACACCATGACCCTCTTTGCCGAGGCCTTCGAAAACAAGAGCGGGCTCAGCGGGCAGACCAGCATTCGCGAGAGGCTGAACGTCCTGACCACCAAGGGGATCGTCAAGTTCGTCAAGGGCGATGCCGCAAGCGATCTCGGGTTGGCCTCGGACCGCAGCAAGTACGGCTATCTCTGCGTCGAGCACATGGAGCTGGCGACCGGCGAGGAGACGGTTGATCCGGAGACGGGCGAGGTCACCCCGGTGCATGTCCGGGTGTTTCCGAGCCACTACAAATGCCCCCAGACCGGGGCGGTTCTGCCGGTCGAAAACCCCGCCGTCTGGGTCTATCCGGAAGGGGGTGAGGCATGAATTTCCGCTCTCTGACCCAACCCGAAATCTGGACCCCGAAATCCGAAATCTGGCCAGATTTCGCGAAATCTGAAATCTGCGCGCAATCTGGAATCTGGGTTTTCTGCCGGTTTTTCAATGGCTTGCCACGCCCATTCCAGATTTCGGACGGGTTGATCCG